ACCAAAGTGTGTTGCAAATCTGAAGGGAAAACAATGTTATCATTTAAGTCATTTTTAGTGGAAGAAGCCGAACAGAGTTCGGAACTTAAACATATTCATCATGCAGAAGATAGACCTTTGATGCACGGTCATGCTGGTTTTGAACATGCACATGAAGCTTTAATGAAAGCTCATGCTCATATGAAGGCTGGTCAAAAGAGTACCAATTTAACAATGAAATATGATGGTTCTCCATCAATTGTTTTTGGTCATCATCCAAGTAATGGTAAATTCTTTGTTGCTACCAAGTCTGCTTTTAATAAAAATCCTAAAATTAATCACACAGAAAAAGATATCGATAAAAACCACGGTCACGCACCGGGCTTAGCGAAAACACTCAAACACGCATTAAAACATCTACCAAAAGTAACACCAAAAGAAGGTGTATTTCAAGGTGACTTGATGCACCATGCCGAAACAAAGACCTTACATGAAGGTTATATTGTAGAAGCCAAAGGTGATGTTTCATTTACTCCTAATACAATCACTTATACCGCCAAAGGTAAAGAAGCTGAAAAAGCAAAAAAGTCTAAAGTTGGTGTTGTAGTTCACACACAATACCATGATGATTTAAAGCACAATACTCCTCATGTTGATATGAGTAAGTTTAAAGAGCATCCGGATGTTCACATACATGGCGCAGAGCACGACACCAGTAAAGTAAAACATTCCGCTGAGAATGAAAAACACTTCCAAAAACACATGGCGGCCGCCAAAGATATTCATGATACCCATGGCCACAAAATGTATGATGCTGTCCATCCAAAACATAGTGGAGAAGCTGGCCACTTATCAACCTACATAAACAAAACAGTAAGACACGATGAAGTTCCAAGTGTTAAAGGATTTAAAGAACATTTACACGGTGTGCATGAAAAGTTAGCCTCTAAAGTTTCAACTGAGAAATCTAAATCTGAAAAAACTAAAGAAGGCGCTTCACAAATTGCTCATGTTGAAAAAAATAAAGAACACTATGGTAATTTGTTTTCGATGCATCACCATTTACATCAAGCCAAAAATGCTTTGGTTAAATCACTAGAAACACATGAAGGACATTACCAACATCATATTGCTGGTAAAAAATCTAAACCTGAAGGTTTTGTGGTTCACCATGACAACCAACCAACTAAATTGGTTAATCGTGCTGAGTTTGCTAAACAGAATTTATTAAAGGTGAGAAAATGAAAAGCTTTGTAGGATTTTTAAAAGAAAGTACATTACTTGAAGAAGATTTTTTAATTGAAGCTGCTGGAGCTGCAGCAGACACCAAAGGCAAATTAAGAGAATTAGAAGTTGGCCAACATTTAAATGGTGGAAAACATATGGATAGTTATCGTGTACAAGGAAAAACTCCAGGTGAAATGCACCATATACATGCAACTAAAGCTCATGGTGAAAATTATCAAAAAACCGATACTTATAAAAAATCTCAACAGCAATCAAAAACTGCAGCAAAAGGTATTGAAGCACACTTAAAAAAATATGGCCACGGTAATATCACAAGAACCGTATGGACTTCCCAACCTAGTGACCACCATAGTGAAACTAACCACCACGATACAAATAATAGTGCTGATTTAATTGTAACAACCAGTAAAACACATAAACGACCAATTACTGAAGCAAAAACGGATCGAAGTGAAAATAAAGTTGCTATTTCTGTTAAAACTGGTAGTGGTAATGTAAATTATTCAAATCCTGGATTAAAAACAATGAGCCATATGGCTGGAAGTGATTTGTCTAAACACACAGTTGAACACGAAAAAGTGGTTAAAAAAAATCTTCCAGGAAAAGGTGATTCTCATAAAAAATATAAAGAGATGAAAAATTCACCGCATCATGAAGATCAAGCTAGAGCAGCCGAAGTTAAACATTCTTCAGTAGCAATGAATAATAAAGTTGCACACCATTTACGTCAAGGTTTAGCCAAAAAAAGCCATGAAGAATTACATCAAGCAATTACACATGAAGTTGCTCCCAAAACTCATTTAAAGCACATAGTTTCTCGTCAAATTACTCATAAAAAAACAGGGGAAGAATTGGCTCACCATACATATGATTTACATAAACATGTACATGAATATTTGAATCATTTCCACAGTCTACATGTCAATCACGATGAATCTACTGCATCCGTAAATATTCACGGTATACATAAAAAAACCGGTAAAAAAATGTCTGTAGCTAGAATATCTGTATCAGCTGGAGGCCGTCCAGCAAATCACTCACCTAAAGGAACAGTAACACTTCCTAGTGAGGACCATAAAGATGTACATTATACAGATAAATCCGAACATATGGAACATTAAAAATACATGAAATCATTCTTAGAGCTATCCGAAGCAAAAGAATCAGGCAAGCATGCCACGATGGCCTTTGGTCGCATGAATCCTCCAACAACAGGACACCTTAAACTTATTGATAAGGTTAAAGAGGTTGCTGCTAAGGTTGGTGGTTCACATCATGTTATTGTATCACATACACAAGATTCTAAGAAGAATCCATTATCTGGTGAACAAAAGATTAAACACCTTAAAAGATATTCACCAGGTACTAATATTGAAGCATCAAACAAAGAACATCCTTCTATTTTTCACCATGCGGAAAAGTTACATAAACAAGGCGTAACACATCTTCATGTGGTTGCTGGTTCAGACCGTGTTAAAGAGTACAAAGATTCTCTTAACAAATACAATGGTAAGCCAAACAAAGCAGGTCATGTACCTTATCATTTTAAAAAGATTACTGTACATTCTGCCGGTCAAAGAGATCCTGATGCTGAAGGATCAGAAGGTATGTCTGGCACTAAAATGAGAGAACATGCAAAGAGTAAAAACTTTGGTGAGTTTCGTAAAGGTGTTCCTGCTCATGTATCAGACACTCATGCAAAAGAATTAATGAGCGACACTCGTAAGGGTATGGGAATACATGAATCATATAACCACGGCCAATTTAAAGCAATCTTTGTGACTGGTGGTCCTGGTTCTGGTAAAGATATTGTTATCCGTGAAGCCATTGCTGAATCTAAGATTGTTGAGTTAAACTTCATTCAAGCACAAGAATATTTGGGTGACAAACAAAAGTTATCTGAAAAAACTAGTGATTTCCGTAGAGAAGGTATTCGTAATCGTGGTCCATTGATTATTAATGGACCTGCTGATGACCAAAATAGAATTGCTTACATTAAAGAAGAATTGGAAGAACTTGGTTACGACACAATGATGATTTTTGTTGAAACCACCAATGAAACCAGTAAAGAAAGAAATTCTTTGTTATCCAGAATGATGGTTGAATCAGTTCGACATGATAAGTGGTTGAAATCACAACAAAATACTAAATATTTCCAAGAATCATTTACCGACTGTGTTACCTTTGACAATACAGGTAACCTAGATACCAAAGAAGAAGATATTCATTTTGTATATGAAAAAACGACAAAATTCTTAGATTCTGGTACATTAGGAGAGACAGCCGAAGATTGGTTGAGTCGCAGAAGTAGATTAAATATTAATTCATTATTTAAGGAAAATAAAAATGTTAAAAGCAATTTTAGGACTATTCAAGAAAGCTCCACAGGACCCTCAGGTCAACAACTCCAGCGAAAGCTTGGAAAAGTCGATGACGTCCGTGACGGAGACGCCAAGTACAATTCCGACTACACCTTCAAAGCCTACAGCGAGGACAACGGCCCGAAAATCGAGTTCCAGCCCCAAGCCAAAGAGCCCAACTTCCAAAAAGACAAAGAAAAAGTAAAAGCTCAAAAAAGTAAAATTTCTAATGTTTCCATGAGTAAGGCTGTAAATCAAGGAAATGGAATTGGTGACACATATAATTCCCGTGCTCCTGGTATTACGGCCGGTTTAGGAAATCAAACTTATTCTGAACATAAGTCTTTTGGTTCATTTAGAAAATTTAAAGAAGCAATTGATGATCCAGGTGCAGTAGATATGGGTGTTGGTGGAACCCAAATGGGTGGTAGTAACAAAGAGCGATTGGTTACACCCAATGACAATAAAATCAGAGTTTCGGATATAATTAAAAAGAAAAAGAAATAACGGAGAAAAAAATGTTTGGAAAAAGCAAAGTAAGTCAATCAATGATTGATGCAGTTAATAAAGTTTTAGGTGAGCAACCTGTTGAAGTGGTTGAGCATAAACAAGAACAACTGCTTAGCGAATCTACACCCATCAAAGAACCTACACCCACAGGTATGAGAGTATTTGGCCGTAGTTATGGTAACTCAGCTAAAGCCAAACAAGACCAGACCAAAAAAGACATCGATAATCTTAAAGGTCCAAAAGACAAAGAGATGAAAGAAGAATTGAAAGGCAATCAAGATAAGATTGATGCCAATCATAATGGTAAAATTGATGGCCAAGATTTTAAAATTCTCCGTGGTAAAAAGAAAGTTAAAGAAGGTCGTGAGTTTACCGAAAAACTTTTAGAAACAGTCCGTAAATCTGATGTGCCTGCTTATCTCCGTAAAGCAAAAGGTGACACACCATTGACTATGGCTGATGCTAAAGGTCCTAAGAAAGATACAATCTCTGCTCCTGAGAACCTTGCTAAAGCTCGTAACGAAGAAGTTGAACATTTGAACGAAGATGATTTTGCTCACGCCAAAAAGCAAGGTTGGAGTGTTAGTCAACATTATCATCATACAAAAGTTACACATCCAAAACATGGTATCATTAGTGTAGACCGTTATGGTGAGTGGATGCACCATCCTGACCAAGATTATCTTGGCCGTCCTAAAGGTGATTTGGTTGCTCATGGCCAATTTGATAAATTAAATAAACACCTTTCTACACTAAAAGAAGAAACTCTTGAAG